GTTCCAGACAACGCTGAGTTCATCAGACCAGGCATCGGGTGCTTCAGTACCTTCACCATGACCACTACCAACTACATAGTTAATACCATCATCTGGTAAAGCAAATGCACCATTTAATGATTTAACTGTTAGGTCTGGAGTAGCAGAAACTGCAGTAATAACTGCATTTCCTAACTTTGTGGTTTCAGCTGCATTCCAGCATTCGATTACTAATCCAATCCAAGAACTATCTGGAGTGGCAGATAATCCAACAATGCCGTCAACTGGTAATGTTGTAAGGCCAGTATCATTATCTGGTACTGTTCCTGGGGTTGTTTTGTTCCATAAGAACTTCTGTTTTACCCAAGGGTTACGATGCTCGAACATCTTAAACGTTGGGTCTGGGACTTTACGCATCTCCTGATTACTCACCAGAGTGGTAAAAGGGGATACGTCTGTCCATAGCTCCTTAGTGACCTGCGGATCTACATAGAAATTTCGTCTATCCGCATAAAGTACACCTGAAGCTCCACCTGTAAATAGATGCTTTTCTGTTACAGCCATTCTATTTCTCCTTCATTTATTTATGTACCCTTTCGGGTACGCTTTAGTTTACTTTATAACTAAAACTTACCCAATAAAGCATCACTGAACATTTGCTCATCAGTACGAGTTCCTTCTGGTCTCCCTTTCTGCACTGCTGCAGTCTTGGGGACAGAAAGACGTTCAGACTGTTTCTGCATCTCATCAGCTCTCTGCCTAACTACTGGGTTTGGATTAGTTCTTAATTCAAACAACTTTGCCAAATTGTCCAGAGTGAGGTTATCAGGGTTACGTGCCCAGGTTACAAAGTCATTAGCCTTATTGCTATCCCAGCCATAGTTGTTTACAGCATGGCTAGTAGCCTGTGACTGCACCATCTGTGCCTGTTGTTGCTCCATTTGGGCTTGATATTGTCTCTGCATTTCCTGTTCACGTATCTGATCCTTATCCTTTAAATGGACAAGATATTCATCTCTGTACTTTTCTTTGTCTATGCGATACTTAAATGAATCCGATTCTGGATCATTATAAGCATCGACCTCATTGTATGAATGCGGTCTATCAGGTTCCGTAGGCTCCTTCAATGAAGTCTCTTGTTCTTGAGATTGTCCATTGGAGGATGAGCTTTCTAACCTGTCAAGAATCTGTGGATTATCACGAAGCATCTGCTCTACAGGAGCAAGGTTCTGCTTGTAATAATTAAGTTCCTGACGAAGTGTATCAAGTTCACCCTTGGCTTTATCAGTTTGTGATTGCCAGTATTCAAAACGAGTTGAGTCGCTTTTGGGAGACTCTTCTTGGGTTTGAGGTTCTTCCGCAATTGTACCTTCCACACCTACAGGATCTTCTGTAGGGATCTCCCCCAATGGAATGTCTGTAGCCTCTATTGGCAACTGAGCACTTTCCACTTGTGGTTGGTTAGCATCACGGACTTCTAAGGGATTTTCCATTATCTCTCCTTTTGCGATTTGTTTTTCAGCAACCGCCTATTCACTAAAATTGTCTGGCTTCATTGTATCTCCAGCAGGAAGACCTTCCATAAATGGATTCGCATCTCCTTTAGTATCAAAATAACCAGCATGTAATCCTTTTTTCATAGCTTTAATATACTTAATAAAAGTTTGCATCTCCTCCAATTCCTCTTTGTCTCCACCAGCATATAAGAACTCCATTTTTTTATCTCCTGTTTCTTTATCCTGCAGAAAGACCATACCAGAAGATGGGATTATTGACTTTAACATTTTTCTTATGAAAGGAGCGTCTTTTTCAAAATCAAAGTTTTTATCAAGCCATTTATTAAATGCTTCATCACCTTCTTTAGTACCAGTACTATAAAGCCCTCTCATTTCATCTCTACTGCCATATCCCTCAGGTGCATTTTGTACCCTATCTGAGATAAAACTTCCTTCATCTCCGCTAAAATTTTCAGGTGCTTGAGATATTTGGTTCATGATATAATCAGATTCTCTACTCATTTGAAATCTCCTGGTCTTAAAGTATCACCTTCGGGCAAATCTTTTGTAAAAGGATTAGGAGGAGGGGATGCCCCTACAGCTCCATAAATAACCTTTTCATCTTTAACACTTAACATTTCAGGAGCACCTTCTTTCTCTGATGCCATTCGTAAGAATTCTGAAACATAATCTGTAGCTTTTTCTCTTGCAGATGATCTTGGTATTGCCATTGTATCAAATTGATCCGTAAGTAAAGAATGCATTCTATTTATAGTTTCATCTATATAAGCTTTATCATTCTCAGGGTCCCAAGGTCTTTCTGCCCAATCTTTTAATTCATCGCCAAGTCTTGTTATTTCAACTAGAGGCGGGTCTTCTGAATTTCTTCCTATCCATCCACTATCTTCATTGCCAAGTACTCCTAAACCTGCAGCTGCTGTTGCACCTAATGCAACTGGAGCACCTATTGGATACTTTTGAATAGCACCACCCAATATGGTTTTTAAAACACTACCAACAGCCATTACTCCTCCAGCCTCAGCATTTGTTCGTTCATAACTCGCTGAGTGTTTCTGGCTGCATCAAACTCTGCCAGGTCTTCCTTGGCTATCTTTAACTCATCAGCCAGTCTAGTCTGATATAGTTTCATAGCCATCTCTACCTTAGCCTCTGCCTTAGCCAGTTTCTTTTCAAATTCTTTTACTTCTACACGCTTACGATCATGTAAGGACTCCCTCTGGGCAGTCTGCAGATCGCCAGTTAATTTCTTGATCTCTTCTTGTTGTCCTTGAATCTGCTGTTGCATCTTCTGCATTTGACCAGAACGTTCAAGCACGCCTTCCATATCTGCTACATCTGTCTGCTTAAGTACTTCTATCTGATCAATCAAACCTTTTTCGTATAACTGCATATAGTACTCAAATCTCGCCCAGCGATTAGATGGGAGAGTTGAGCCTGACATCACTATAACGTCATATTTACCAACCGTAATATCATTTATCTTACCCATGAGATTACCAACATCGTCATATAAAGGACTATTAATATCCATCTCTAATGGTCTGTTATTCGGCTGCATCAGTCTGAATACTTTATGATCTGTGTAAACATACTGAATCATCTGGACTACAACCCTGGCAAGCTGGTTTATGCATTCTTCTATGTCATCACGCTTAGATTTAATCCTTCTTTGACCAAATTCATCTAAAGCTACTGTACCCTTGTAAGTAGTAGGGGCACTGCCGACATCTCCCTGCATAAGTGCGTAGATACCGAGGATTCTTTCAATGTCGGCACGTGCATCAGCCTCATTCTTGTATAGCTCATTAGGTAAGGGTACTGGTCCTGCAACAACGGGCTGCCCTAGTTCTGGATCAAATTCTATTACCGCTGTACCAGCTTTTCCCCATTCTTCTTCCAGATTGGCTTTATTCATACTGCCACGAGGTATAAGAAGCTTAACATTGGTGGAACTGGAAGCATGAGCTACAATCAGGGATCTAATCTTATTAATATACTCCTGCAAGCCCTTTACCAGCCTCACATCACTCATAGGATAAGGATTACGGTTAAAGCCGTTCATAAAGGGAATTATAGGGTAATCTTCTATAGGAAGAGTGACTTGATATAGTTCCTTATCCCCAATGCTTACACATTGATAGATCTGAGTTACCTCTATCTCATTGACCATGATACCGCCATCATCTATGAGATCCTTTTTAGTCAGCATGTCAATTGTAGTAGTGCTGTTAGGTATAGAGTTCATATCCTCTTCCCCAGCTGCAGGTACGGGCTGACCGCTCATAGGATCAACTTTTAGGTGATATGTCTTGCCGTATTCATCCAGAATGCCCATATACTGATTAACATTCTGTTTGTCCGTAAATACGTTCTGTTTTCCTGATCCATCAGTTACAACAGCTACAGGTTCCTTTTTATACTCTTCAAAGTCAACTTCGCTAAGAATCTTCTGCTCATCAGCTAAGGGATCATAAATCTTGTGGTAAGTGCTTTTTTCCCTGGTATATCTCTCAAATAACTCTAGTTCACGCTGACCTGTAATAGAAGAGCCTGACATTCGCCTCTTAAGAGTAACATCTTCACTCTTTAATGCATATCTGGATTCTGATACATTATTCAGGTATTCAGTCTCAACAGAGTTCCTTATCTCTTCTTCAAACTCTGGATACATCTCAACCAGCTGAGTTTCAGAGATGATCTTGCCAACAATGATATGTGCAGCATCCCTGCAGAATGGATCTTTAGAACTTGGATCAATAAACAGTTCTAAAGGATCAATAGCTTTTATCTTTACCTCACCCGCTCCATAATCAGCATCTGGGTCTATATATGCCATCATTACACCCATGCCCTTGACATAATAATCATCAACTGCCTGTTTTAACTCTACATTCCCTGTAGATTGATCCCATACATAAGCCATGATGTCAGAGAACATTCTCCCTACCTTAGAATCACTATTCTCCCTGGCTGTTGATTGAAATTTAGGATTGTTTGCTGTAAGCATAGCCTTCGCTTGCTCTACAGCACTATATACTACATTAACAACCAATGGCTCTTGAGCACGTTTGCGTAAAGCATTTATCTGCTCAGTTGACCATTGTTTCCCATTGCGAAACTCATTGTCTTCTACTGCTTGCTCCACCCAGTTTTGTCTGGCAGAAGCATAATCACTCAGAAGATCATGAGTTAGCTGAGTACTTTCTGATTTAGTCTCGTTACCTGGCATAGTATGTGAAAAAGGGTTTGAAGCCTTGAAATACCAGTTCTAAGCTATTTTCCAGCTTATATCCTGATTCGTATCGTAATTATAGGTATTTTTACTTTTTTCTGCAATGATTTTATGATTTGGGGGAAAACATTTCTTCATTGCGTAGTATAATCCATCTAAAAGGTCATCATGTTTACCACGTGGATATAATAGTAATTCATCTTTAAGCTCATCCATAGTATCAAGAAGGAACACTTTTTTCTGTGCAAAATAGGGCTGCATAGTCTCCAGCCTGGATGACTTGGAGTTTCTTGGATTCTCCTTTATCTCTAAACCAGCTATAAATATTTTCTCCTCATCACATCGCTGTCTCAAGTATTCCCTTAACATCTCCTGATAGCCTACACTCTCTACACGCACCTTGACAGGCTTAAATAACTTAAAATATTCTATTATGCTCTCTGCTAAGATCATGGGGGTCGCACGCTGACGATAATACTGCAGTATGTACCTGTTATTGTCTTCATCAACAGCAACAGGCATTATTACAGAAAAATCGGCTGTTTTGCGGACAGAGGATGCGGGATCAACCCCCATGAACACATTTACAGGAATTTCTTCATCTCCATCCTTTAAATAATGATTATCATCTTTATCTAACTTCAATTTGTAATTATGATGCTGAATATATTCGCCCTTAAACAATTGATCCTCATCTCCAACTATCTGACACATATATTCCCTATAAAACACTGATACCCTGCCAATCGAGTCCAATTCTTCCTTTTTCTCCTTTAATTTTTCAATAGGCTGCCATTCTTGCCATAATGCAGTATTTGTCTTCAGATCAGGACTGAAATGCATATTGTTCCAACCCTTCATCTCCTTTAAGACCTCAACCATGCATCTCTGGTGCTGAGGAGTGCCAATTACACATATCTTACCCTTCTGAGGATCTAATGATGGAACCGCACTCTGCAATAACCACCTTAAATTGGTTTCCATTGCCTCAGCTGTCTTAGTGTTGTTCTCATCTTCAGGATCATCAACTATTATCAAAGTAGGACGCTGTGATCCAACCTTTATACCCCTCAACTGCTGACCCGTACCCTTGCATATGATCATAGTGCTGTCTTTAAGCTCAACCTCAGTCTTCGCCCATTGCTTGGCAGAATGCTGACCCCAATATCCGTATATCGACCTGAATGTCTGCGAATATTCCAGAGTATCCTTTATCGTACCTAATAACTTAATAGCATGATCCTGTGTACGGGATACAAGGACTATAAGCTTTGCCCCATCGTGGTGCATGATATGGAATAAGGGATATACACCTCCGACGATAGAGGATTTAGCATGACCACGAGGGGCAATAATATTAACCTGCTTGATATTATCATCTAATAGAATATCAGCTATCTGATAATGGAAATCTGGAGAAGCTGCGGAAAACATGTTCGGCATAACGACCTTACCGAACATTATCATGTTATCTTTAAGCCTGTCCTTTACAAATTTTTCATTCTTATCCATCTTCTTCAGTTGCCCTTGTTAGTAACAACCTCTTATCCTCTTTGGCTATTGTATCCGC